AAAACAGGTGCGGTGTGTGCGGGTGCTTTGTAAAAACTAAAACTTCTTGGACCACTGAGAAGTGTCCTATTGGAAAGTGGGGTACCCATGAATCCTGAGGAAATTCCACCAATTGAGTTACTTGATGACTTGCTAATACCAGTCAAGTTTCTAATTCAGAAGATTTACTGGAATGGTTTCAGGGATGGTGCATCTGTTGTTGGTTTGATCTTTTTCATTACTTTTATTTTGACTAATAAAGGAGAAAAAAGATGAAAAAACTTGCAGTGCCTATTCTGTTGATTAGCTGCCTTGTTGCAATTAATGAGGTTGCACCAAATCTGAACAACTTGCCAGTTGTTCAGAAGAAGAAGTGTGAAACATGCAAATGCACTCCTTGCAAGTGCGACCCGTGCAAGGATGGTAAGTGCCCAGTACCAAAACCAGAACCTGCAAAACCAAAACCAAAAAGACCATGGGGTAATCCCGGGAATGCTTCGGTCGAAGCAATTAGTCTCGGTGGCACAACTGCTCCAAATGGAAAGCCAGTGCAAATTGATTTTCCACTGAGCCAACACATTACCAACATAGGTTCACACGCAGATGGTGCGGGGATGTGCGTAATGAGCAGTATCGAAATGGCAGCAAGGTGGCAAAACCTTGAATTACTGCGGGGATTGCGTGACTGGTGCGCAAAATCACCCGGTGGTGGTTACCCCAGTAAGGTGGACAAACAGTTAAAAGAGTACTTCGGCAAAATTGGGGAGCACCCTGATTATGTGCAATACGAGGGTACGGATATGTCCATACTGCGACTTGCACTGCGCACAGGTAGGTTCCCGGCGGTTACATACGCAGGTCGTGACAGGGTGCGATACCAGAGCACAATTGCGCACATGGTGTGCCTGTGCCATCTGGATGATGAGATTGCAGGTATTTGGGACAACAACGGTACTCCCGGTGAAATCATTTGGATGAGTGCGGATGAATTTAAAACTAGGTGGGTAGATGGTGGAACAGGTTGGGCATTCGTGTGGATTGCACCACCACCACCACCAGTGCCAACTAAATAGGAGCAATTAATGAAGTACCTTATTTTGTCAGCTTTTATTTTTGCGCAGGTTCCTGATGAGGACCCGATTGCAGAAATGCGCAGGATTAACAATTACGGTGTTGACCAGTCTAAATTTGATCGCACTGAGAAGTACTTTTTTAACGGTGACAGGGTTTCAAAAACTACTGCCGAAAAAATGGTAAGTGGTGTGCCCGATGATAGCACTCACTTGCGAGTCACAATTATTGGGAATGATGACCAAAGAAAAATGGTGCTCAACGACATCAAAATTCATCCTGAGTTTGATGAGTTGCGCAATCAAATAGTGGTGCAGGACTATCCACCAGACCATTGGGCCATTAGAGATGTTGGGTTCCACACAGCAGGATCACCAACAATCTATGTGCAATTACCAAGTGGTAAGGTGGTGCACAGACAGGATGATTACTCTGACGGTGCAGAGGGATTAGCCACTGCATTGCGCAAGAGTGATCCAAACTACAGGAAGGAAGGTGATCCTGATCTCAGGCGCACTCTATCGAGTAGCCTGCTGCTGTTTGCCTTGTGCGGTGCATGCTTTGCAATCCTTGTAATTTTTAGGGGGGAAGACTAATGAACTTTGACAACACCACCATAATCGCTGCGGTGGTTGGTGCAGTGTGCGGTTATTTGTTTGCGGACAAAAGACGACCAAAGGACCACCCTCTGGTTGCACATGTGCGCAACTTACTCAAGGAGCGAGAAAAGCAATCCAAGGAAGTTAATGTTTCAGACGAACTCAAAAAACTTATTGGAGGCTGATTATGAACTTACTCAACGGTTATAAGACTTATATTGCTGCTGCGGGTCTTATGGGACTTGCACTATACCAGTTTTCCCAAGGCCAAATGGAGCAGGCAGTGCAATCCTTTCTTGGTGCACTAGCTGCATTTGGTATCCGAAATGCGCTAAGAAATGTTGCATAAAATTGAGGGGGAATCTAAGGATTCCCCCGATATTTCTACTCGACAAGTATATGACTGGGGTGATAAGATAGACCCTAGCCTACCCACACCATTTTTGCCCGGTACACCTGAGAAAATCAGAGTGATGCAAATCCGTGCAGAACTTGGACTCCCACTCCACCACACAGAGGATGCTCGGAGTACAGATGTACAAGATTGTGAATATGGACCAAAGCGGTGCAGAGTGGTTGGCGTGGCGACAGCAAGGGGTTGGTGGTTCTGATGCAGCAGTACTGATGGGGACTAATCCTTGGTGCAAACCCCACGAACTAAAACAAAAAAAAATAGGTGCACAACCGGAACAATATGAAAATGAGCGCATGGCAAGAGGTAAAAGACTTGAGCCAATTGTGCGTGAAATGTACGAGGAATTAACGGGTTTAAAAATGACTCCTGTGTGCGTTGAGCACACTGAATTCCCTTGGTTCCGTGCATCACTTGACGGTATTAGCGATTGCAAAAAGGTTATATTGGAAATCAAATGTCCAAATGACCGTGCGCACGCTGAAGCACTTCGTGGATGGATACCAAAATACTACTACCCACAGATTCAGCATCAACTGGGTGTTACAGGTGCTCTTATTGCGCATTATGTAAGTTACAGTGATGCACCAAAGTTTGCACTCCATGAAAGACTTGCACTTGTAGAGATGAGGCCCAATCTTCCCTACATCAAGGAACTTATGTTGAAGGAGCACGACTTTGTTCAATCTTGCAAAGATTCGCAGGCTGGATCAATGTGATCTACCGGGTTACGAAAAACTCCTTGAGCAATTAGGTACTGTTTTTACCAATGACGAGGAGCGCAAGAACATACTCAGGGAGCGCAACTTTGGTGGTTGCTCTCCCACTTTTGTTTGGATTGAGGATGGAAAACCTGTGGGGTGTGCAACACTCTACATTCTCGACAAATTGCAGTTTAAATATCCGTATGCAATTATAGATGATCTTGCTGTTCTACCTGAGCACAGGAGCAAGGGAATTGCGAGAGAGCTAGTGCGGTACTGTCTTACAATTGCGCAAATTAGAGGTTGTTTCAAAGTAATCCTAGACTGCGATCCTACACTGCACGGTTTTTATGAGAAGTTTGGATTCTATGTGAACGGGTCTTGCATGCGCATTGATTTGTAGTTATGTGCCCCTTCCGCAAGGAGGCGCAACATGGCATCAGTTTACTTTTGTGTAAAAAGAAAATACTGGATTGTGTCTTGGAGAGAATCCAAGAAAAATAAAGTTAAGTACTTTCACACCAAGGCCGAGGCCGAGGGTTTCAACCCCTCGTCCCGGCCTGTTGTACTTAGTGCAGTATCAAATTTTGATACTATCATTGAAAACTTCAAGAGCACACTCAATGTGCGAGAGAGCACACTCAGAAGATATCAGCAGGAAATTCAATCACTGCGACAGTGCATGTTGTCTGGTGATACTTCCCGGGAAAACATCCTGCGCACCATTGCGGAAATTCAAAAGCAATTTTCCAGTGCAAAGGCAGTGCGGATCATAAAAAGGCTGAGAACACTTTGCAAGTTTGGAGAGATTGCATTCCCTCCCGGTGTGCACGCCCGGCACAAGGGCAAAAAGGGAAGAGCAATGGATGAGAAGGAAGTGCACCAATTACTCAAAACAACTCAGTTGAACTACCCAAGGTACTACCCTTTGCTGTGTATCCTATTGGATACAGGTGCAAGGTTGGGGGAAATCCTTGCTCTAAACTGGTCTGACTGGGATGGTGAAAGTGTGCACATCACCAAGTCCTACAACCCAGATAATAAAGGGCCTAAAATTGTTCCAGTTAAGACTTGCAGGTCCAACAGGGTTGTACCCCTATCTGCACCATTAAATGCCCTATTAAACGATTTTAAGGGCCTTCCCGGGCATCCCATGTGCGCAAGCAAGAATGGGTGCAGGATGCACAAGGGTAACCTGCGCAGGGACTGGTGGTGCAAGGTGAGCAATGGTTACAGGATTCATGACCTTAGGCACACCTGCGCAACCTTTTTGCTCAATCAAGTTGACCCCAGAGTGGTTAGTGCACGACTTGGGCATGAGGACACAACTACTACTCTAAAAATCTATGACCACCTAATGCACAACAAGAAAAATCTTCCAAGTTTACTACAAAAATGTGGTACATAAATTGCATTTTTCCCGGGAAATATTGCACTTTTCTACAGGTTTCCTAAACCGAGGGTCGTAGGTTCGAATCTTACCGGGCGCACTTTTTGGGGCTGAAAAAGGCAAAATTGCACTACTTTTTAACACTACTGAGTTTATAAACTTAGTGTTGTTACTACACATTTACTACACATTTACCAACAAATTTGTGAGTTGTTT